CACGCCCCAGGCCGATCAGGTCGTTGGCGATCAGCCCCTGCTCGGAGCCAAGGGTGGTGGAAACAAAGGGCAGCTTCCAGTAGTCGCCCACTGGGTTGCTGCCATAGGTGGTTTCGAACGCGGCCAACAGGCTGGCGTTCGCGCCATAGGCACGGGCCATGAGATATCTCCTTGGAGGATGGATTCAGTTCAGGGGGCCGCTGCTGCTGTAGTGCAGGACCACGGGCAGCAGGCAGGCTTTGATGCCGCTGCTGCCGTCGGGGGCCAGTTCGTCGAACTTGGGTGAGCCGATTTCCGCGTACTCGATGACACCGCCCAACGTGCGGTCAGCTTCGATCAGGCCTGCCAACTCGGTGAGTAAGCCATCCATGCGGGCATCGCGCGCATTGGCATCCGGGTCGGCCACGAACAGTTCGATGACCACTTGGTGCTGCCAGTGGTAGGTCAGTGGCGAGAGTGATACCTCGGACTCGCCCATCTCGCCGTCGCGCAGGATGGCCATGGCGTGGTCGGAAACCCTCTCGGGCAAGGCGGCGTTGCGTTTGACCGTGGTGCCAGATGAGCCCAAGGACAGCTGCCCGAGCACGGCGAACAGTGCGCCGATGGCGCTCTCACGTTGACTGGGTCGTTGGCTCATGCGCTGGCTCCTCTACGTTCAGCTTCATCGAAACGTGTGGCGATCCGGTAGGCCAGCGTGCTGATCCAACGGCGAGAGGCACTGTCGATGTCGAATTTCTTCTTCAGGGTCACCTGGGGCACCAGCAGGAACATCGGCACCGTGACCAGACCTCGGCCTGTGGCTTGGGCTTTCTCTGACGCTGCGGAGAATCCACCGCGTTGACCCTGTCGGGCACGCTGGTTCTCAGCCACCAAGAGCGAGGGCTTGCCTCGGCGGTAGATGAAGCGCAGGCGCTGGCTGCGGAGTTTTTCCCAGAGGCCGGGGGTCATGCGTTTGCCACGAGGGCCTTTACCAGCAGCGGGTAGCGGGATCGCCAGCCAGAAGCCGTCCTTGGAGCGGATAGTCGCGCCCTGGGCGTGGGCACCCACCACTTCGGGAGCGCGGCTGTAGACCAGGCCTGCTGCCTTGATGCTCATCTGGCCTTTGGGATAGACCTCGCCGCGCCAGGTGTTCGCCAGGCGCTGGCCCAAGCCAGCACCGGTGATCTGGTTGCGCAACTCGGTCTTAAGACCGTCAGTCGCCTCGCGGATGGACTGCGTCACAGCCTGCTCGGCAATGCGCACCTCATCAGCCAGCATCTGGTCCAGGTCGCCGGACAAGGCAGCCATCAGCCGCATACCGGTGCTCCCGTCAGTGTCCAGATCAGGCGATCACGATCGGCCAGCGGCTCACCCACCACCTGGTAGGTCTGGCCAGCGACGGTAAAGCGTTCCCCCTCGCGGGGAGACATCACGTCACGGGACATCACATCAAAGCGGTGGGTGGCCAGCGCCAGCCGGGTGTCGCCGAAGGACTCCACGACATCGGCCTGCTTGGCGATGAACCGAGTGGCGATTTCTCGGCCATCGGCCAGCCGGTAGGTGCCAGGCACCCCCAGCCGAGCGAACAGGCGCGAGACCGCGCGCTCAAACGCGTTCTGCATGTCTTCTGACGTCCAGCGGTTACGCCGTCAGCTTGATCAGCACACCCGGGCGGTGGCACATGGGCAGCGGGTTGCTCTGCGTGTGCAGGTCGGTGCCCCGGTCGAACTGGCGGGGCGCCTGCTTGGCGTAGACCGGCTGACCCAGGGTGTTGACCGTTTCGTTGAAGTCTGCCGGCGCGAAGTAGGTGCCGAAGGTGTCCACCGTGCCCACCGGGAAGCAATGCGCTTCACCGTCCGCAATGAACTTGCGCACCGTGCCGTCCGCCGAGCTGGCCTGGCCCCGGTACTCCTCAAAGGTGATGCCGCCGTAGGTGAAGCCGGTACGCACGTCTTCGCGCAGCCAGGCGCCTTCCTGGAACCGGGAATAGGACTCCACCACATTGGCGTGGCTGGTCAGGGCCTCGAAGAATGACGGCGAGCACAGGCAACGCACGCCGGTCATGAATTCGCCCTGCAGGGCTTTTTCCATTTCGCCAAGGACCTTGACGCACTTGTTGCGCACATTGGTCTTGGTATCCGCTAGGCCCAGCGACATGGTCGTGGCATCGATGCCGAACTCGTCGTAGAGGTTGTAGATGGTCGAGCCATCGGCATCCAGGATCTCGCCCTTCAAGGCGCCCATGCGCAGGTGCTCCAACGTGATCGCGTGCTTGTTGCGCATGGTCTCCAGATGCCGGGCCAGCACACCCGCCAGGGTTTCGAGCTCAGTCTCCGTACCAAAGGCTCGGATGCCCTGGACCTCTTCGGGCAGCACCACATCGTCATGCGGGATATGGGGGATGACGAAGGAGCGGACCTTGCGCTTGCCACGCGTGCCGACGGTACCGGGCGAACCTGGCGGCATGGTGGGCAGAAGATTCAGCACGCCGTTGCGCTCTTCGATGATGATTTGCCGAAAGCGCGTGGGCTTGGCAGGAAACAGGTTCAAGTCTTCCAGCCGGCCGTAGCGGTTGGGCACATAGTTGATGGCGGCCGTGAGATTGGCCATGCTGAAGGCCGGGTTGGCAAAGAGGTTCTGCATGTGGGGCTCCAAGAATGACGAAACCCGCGCGAGCCAAGCGGCCAGGCGGGTTCGGGGGGAATGAGGGGGATGGGTGACGGACGGATCAGGCGCGGGGTTTACGCGCTCTTACGCACTCTCGCGCACCAGCACGCCACGCTCGGCCAGTTGCTGCTCGTAAGTGGCACGCTGGGCACCGGTGAGGGCAATCGGCCAAACCAGCGCGGTCTTGGCGACGATGGCGTGCCGAGCGATCAGGATGGCGTCGCTGCGGTCGGCGTTGGTGGCGTCGATGGCGTTGGCCAGCACACCGATGGCGTCCTCAGTGCCGTCAGTGGCGGCCGGGTCGATGGCGTAGTGCTTGCCATCGCTGGCATTGCGTCCGAGCACCGTCCCCAAGGGCAGGTTCTGGCCAGCGGCGATGGTGGCAACGTCTCGCGAATAGCGGTTGGGTGCTTCGTACTTCAAGAGGTCGCCAAGGTTGTTTGCTTCGGTGAGGGCGGGCATGGCGGATTCCTTTCTCAGGCTTGGGCGGTGAGTTTCTTGACGGCCGCCACGATGGGCGAGGTCTCAGGTCGATCAGGCGACTGGGTTCCCGCATCTACGGTGATCGTGGAGCGGATGTCAGCAGACTCGGATTGCGCGGCACGGGCATCGATCAGTGCGCGGCGCACATCGGCTTGCGATTTACCGGCAGCGATGAACTCAGCCGCACGGTCGGGGCAACCGGCCAGCAGGCACAGCTCCGCAATCGCTTGAGCAGTTTGGGTGACTTCGCGGCGGGCTTCGGCCACCAACACTGCCGCTTCGTGGACGCCGATGGTCTCCAGCACTTTCTCTTCTTCGTTCATGGTCATTTCCTTTTTCAGGGGTGCCGCCTCAGCACGGATGACGCCCCGCACCTGAGGCGGCGAACGGGTAAGGGCGTTTTGACGGGCGTTGAGGAACTGGTGGAATTGGTTGAGGGTGGCGTCCAGCGTCTGGACTCCGTCGGCGAGTCCCTGACTCACAGCATTGCTGCCAAAGAACAGTCCAGCTTCCGTGGCGCGCACGGCAACGAGATCCAGGCCGCGCATGGCAGCAACGTGCTCGGTGAAGATGGCGTAAAGCCGATCGACCTCACCCTGCAACTCGTTCTTGGCGGCATCCGACAGTGGCTCGTGCGGCGAGTAGTCGTTCTTGTGGGCGCCAGCGGTGATGGCGGTGTAGTGGTAGCCCTCCTTGGCGTCCTTAACCGACTGATCCACATGCAAGGCGATCACGCCAATGGAACCGACGCCGCCGGTTTCCGTCACGAACAGGCGCTGGGCACTGGCGGCAATAGCGTAGGCAGCTGAGTACGCCGCGTCATTGGCCACCGCCCAGACAGGCTTTTGGGCGGCCACCTCGCGCACACGACGGGCCAACTCGAAACTGCCCGAGGCCTCGCCTCCCGGCGAGTCGATGTCGAGCAAGATGCCGCTGACCTGGGGATCGGCCAGAGCCGCATCGAGCATCGCGGCTATTTCGCCGTAGGAAGTCAGGCCCGAGGCGGCTTCCATACCGAGTGATCTCTTGACCAACGATCCATGAATGGGGATCACGGCAATGCCCTCAGGTGCGCTGACCATCGGGGGCCGTTGGAAAGCGGCCATGTCCATCATGGGCATCGCTGGCACATCGGCCATGCCGATGCGCTGGCCAACGACACACAAGATCACGTCCAGCTTTGGGCGGTGGATAAGGAGCGGCGTCCCGAACAGGCGGGAGGCAAGGTAAGTCATGGTCGAGGGTCCTGGTTGTCGGTGGTAGGAGCCGTTGGATCGGTAGAAGGCTCGTCAGTGGCCTGACCGCTCTGGGTATCGCTGGCTGCCGGTACGGGCGCCTGGTCATGCCGGGCATCGGAGTCAAAGACCAGGCCCAGTGCATCGGCCCGGGCGTTATCAGCCGCAATCTCGCGGTCCACGTCTTCAGCGTCGTAGCCATTGCCGGAGATCGCTTCTGAGCGGCTCATGAGACCCGCCCGGATGGCCAGCTTCATGGCGTTGAATTCCTTTTGCGGATCGACCCAGCTCCAGCCTTGTGGGATCCACTTGGCGGCCTGGTAGGTACGGCGGTCTTTTCGGTAACCGGGTAGATCCAACGCCCCTTCGAGCACCGCCTGGTCCATCCAGGCACGCCAGATCGGGCGGCACAGTTGGTGCACGATCACCCCATGCTGCAAGGCTTCGCAGCGGCGGCGAAATTCCAGAAGGCCCGCACGAATCGAGGAGTAGTTCACTTGCGTCAGATCCCCGGTGAGCATCTCGTAGGTGATGCCCATGGCAGCCGCCACTGCACGGAACTGTTGGCGCATGAATTCGGCATACGACGATCCGACATCCGCCGGGGCTGAGAACTTGATGTCCTCACCCGGCTCCAGGATCTGCAGCGTGCCGGGTTCCATGCCGGCCAAGGCGACACCATTGGCATCGGCCGCTGACTCGCCCATCAGGTTGTCTTCTGGGGCCATGCGGGTGATGAAGCCCGCGAACATGGCCGCCGTCTTCTTGCGCACCAGTTCGGCGTCGTCGTACTGGTCGAGTTCATTGAGCTTGACTAGCGCCCGCGTCAGCCACGGCTCACCTCGGATCTGGCCAGGGCGCAAGGGGCGAAAGAGGTGAATCACCTCACTGGCATCCACCCGCACGGTGTCCATTCCACCCTGGCTGGACATCGGGGTCAGCAGCCCATCGTTCGGATGCGATCGGTACAGGTGGTACGCCACCCGACGGCCTAGCCGGTCAAACTCGATACCAGAACGAATGACATTCCCGCCAGGCAAGTCGCGGTTCAGGGTGGTCGGTAGGTGTTCGGCTTCCAGCACCTGGATCTGCAAAGCCACCGGCAGACCATCCTCAGTGCGGCGGTAACGCAGCCGGATCAGTGCCTCGCCGCCCTCGAGCATGGCCCGAGTGGCCAGGGCCTGCAGACCGTAGAAGTCGGTGAGCCCTGCCGCATCCGCTTGCTCGCACCAGTCCCACCACAGGCTGTGAATGGCTTCGCGGGTCGCTTGCTCCTGCACCATGCTCTGCGGCTTGATGCCCGTACCGATGGCGTTGGCCACAAAGGCTTCGATGCCAGCAGCAGCCCAAGCATTGCGCCGTACCAGATCCCGACTTTTGGCGCGCAGATCATCTTGGGCCAGCGACAACGCAGCCACCGCGCCCGGATTGCCCGGCATCCAGGCCAGCGCCCGGCGACCACCACCGGTGCCGTCATAGACCGGCGTGCCACCAAACATGCGGCGACTGATACGGGACATGGTTTTGAGCCAAGCCATCAGAGCGCCTTACTCGTGGTCACGCGGATCTGCCGAGACTTCGGCGCGCCAGACTCACGGGCGATGGTGGCTTCGACCTCGGCAATCGCCGCCTTGAGATCGGTCACGCTGCGGTACTCGATGCTTTTGCCCTCGTAGGTCACGCGGTGCTCGCCGCTGGCCAAAGCTTCACGCAGGGCCTGTAGGTGTTCAGGGGTGTAAGTCATGTTCAGGTCATCCATCGGCTGCGCACCACTCGGCGCGCAGGCGCTGATGTGTTGCCAGAAGTGCTGAGGCCACCGTCAAACTTCTGTTCTCGGGTGGCCTCGGGGATATCAGTCAGAGGGGCATCGGGAGGATCGACGCCCAGTGGTTTTTCCAATTCGAGCCAGTGCCGGTCCTCAAACCGGTCCAGACCAGCTGCTGCCGCAGCGGCGCGGGCATAGACGTAGCAGTCCAGCGCCTCATTGCGCTCGCGCATCTTTTGCCACTCGCGGTGGGCAAAACCGTTGCGGTCGCGCCGGGTGATCAGTTGCTCAGCGCAGAGTTGCTGCAGGTATTCGGCATCGACCTTGGGCAGATGCACATAGCCCGCCGGGTAGACGCTCGTCACGCCGTCTTCGGCCACCTCCGCGCTTTTGCGCAGGTTGTTGTAGAACTCCAGCTTGGCGATGCCGCCGGCCACCGGGAACACCTTGATGCCCCGGCGCAGCTTCTTGCCACTGGCCGTGGCGTCCACCGCCGTCGGGGTGCCGATCAGCGCCGCACCACCGGCAATGCCCTTGATGGGCATGAGCCGGGTATCACGCACATTGCGCACAAAGGCATAGGCCTCCTGCGTGGCGTAGCCAGTGTCCAAGGCAAGGTGCGCCAGGCTCAACTGACAACCACTGCTGTGGGTCCAGGTCTCGCCCATCAGCTTGGCAAGAGCCGACCAAACCTCGGTGCGCGCCGTATCCCCCATCAGGATCCGGTGCTCCACCAACCATGCCGCCTTGCCCCGACCGAAGGCCCAGACCGAGACTTCGATGCGGTCCTTCTGCACGTCAGCCCCAGCTGTGAGCAACAAGCCGCCCGCGGGCACGGAGCCGACGCAATAATCCTCGCGCCGCTCCAGCAGGCGCTGCCAATCCGGCGCTTCGCCCTCTTCGACCCAGGTCTCGCCCAGCTCGGTGTTCTTGAAGGTCTTGATCGCCGAGGCTGATCGGGAGTCGGACATCGCCGCCGACTCCCACGCCCGGGCAATATCGATCCAGCTGCGCCAGCCCACCGGGCTGTACAGGCTGGAGAGGTGGAATCCGGCGGTGCGACCGGCGTTCTCCGGTGAGCAAGCCTGCCACTGGCCGTTTTCCAGCATCCAGGTCTTGTGGTGCTCGGCGATGGGCTCGCCACAACCTTCGCAGATATAGACCGCTGTCTCTGGCTGACCGCGCTCCCATCTCAACTGCTCAAATTGCAACCACTGGCGGTGCGCGCAGTGCGGGCACGGCACAAAATAGCGGCGCTGGTCCGAGGCGTCGAACTCCCGATCGACCGCACTGGCTCCAGCAATCGTCGGGGTCGAGACGATCAATATCTTGCGCCGGGCAAAAGTGCGGGTACGCGCTTCCGCGAGCGAAATCGCATCGCCTTCACCCTCGACGTCCAGCGGATAGCCATCGACCTCGTCCAAGAACAGGTAACGCACCGGCATGGAGCGTAGGCCCACCGCGCTGTTGGCGCCGGTCATCACCAGCACCCCACCGTGGAACTCCTTGGCCAGGATGGTGTTACCCGAGTCACGGCTGCGCGCTGGCGCAATCCGCTCCTGGATGGCGGGGCTCTCCTCGATCAGCGCATCGATGCGCTGCTTGGAGGCCCGCTTGGCCATCTCGACGGTCGGCCACACCGCCATCATCGGGCCCGGTGCGTGGTGGATCACGTAGCCGACCCAGTTCAGGCCCAGCTCCGTCCCGCCAACCTGGGCGCCTTTCATGAAGACCACCCGCTCGATCGGTGACATGGGCGACAAGCAGTCCATGATCTCGCGCAGGTAAGGCGTACGGCTCGTCCGCCAGCGGCCAGGTTCCGAGGCAGCCTTGCTGGAAAGCACCCGGTGCTTGTCGGCCCACTCAGACACGGTGAGCAGCGGATCGGGCGTCAGACCCTCGCGCCAGGCGCGTTCGATCGCGTCCCAGCCTTCGTAAAACGACTCATCCATGGTCAGTCCACCCATCACTCGACCTTTGGCTGAAGATCGCCCAGGTCTTGCAGCTGTTGGCGCACGGCGGCGTCCAGCGCGACGTGCAGCACATGGGGGTCAACGTTCAGGCCGGCGGCCATCTGCGCCGAGATCCGTGCCGGCCAGTTGAGCCAGGCATCGCGCTCGGCCCGGGCCAGCTTGAACACATGGGCCACGGCCTGCGAACGGTCGACCAGCTCGCCTTTGAGACGAGCCAGACGCACCTTATTGGTTTGCGCCTTGACCACTTCATTGACCGTGCGCGCCTGCAGCAGCGAGGTGCCGCCGGTAGAGAGCGCCGGCGTCGGCGGGTCAGCGACTTCACGCTGCGGACGGTTGCTTGCGGATGCGGGCGCCTGCGGGATCGCGCGGGCTGCTGCGGTAGTCTGCGGCGCCTCTTGGGGCTCGGCCGCTACTGACCGCCGAGTCGGCGTGGTGTTGGCCGCCCACTGGGCATCGGCCGCCACCGGATCAATCGTGCCGTCGGGCAAGGGCGTTATGCGCCCGGTGTCGATGGCCTTTTTGACGGCCACGTGCGACACGGCTCGGTGGCGCGCGTAGGCGCGAATGGACAGTCCCATGGTGGAGATCTACTCAGTGCAAGTGGGTGGCCTCCTGGATGCGGTGGGTCAGGCAAAGGCGAGTGAATCACCCGGGATTAGAAAGAGCTTGGCTTCTGTGGCGCACAGCGCGTGAATGCGGATGTCGATTGACAAGCAACCCACCACCAAGGAGCCCCCAATGGCCAAGAAGATGTCCCCCACCGCACTGTCCCCCGACGAGATCGAACTGTTATTCGAATCGATTGCCTTGGACCACCTGTTCATCGAAACCCTGCAAACCCGCCGCCGCGACAGCCTGGACTTCCACGACGTCAGCGTCTGGGGCGTGAAGAGCGCCTTGCAAGCCGCGTTTGACGCTGGCCTGCGGGCAGCAGGAGGCACGCCCAAGCAGCCAGTGCACCGCAGCCGCAAGGCCAACGGAACACATCCCACCAACGGCAGTGCCGCCGCCCTGCAAGCCTGAGGCAGCCATGGCGACCACACTCAACCCCAATCAGCAGGCCATCCTGGCGCGCGCCGTGCAGGACAGCGCCAGCAAGATCGCCTGGTTCCCCGAGCACATCAAGGGCGGTGCCCGCGCCAAGGTGCTCGAAGGTCTGTTCAAACGCGCCTTGATCACGCCCGACGGCGATGACTGGGTGGTCGCTGCCGAGGGCTACGACGCCCTGGGCCTGCCCCGACCGGGCGCCTTGCCACCGACCATCACACTGGACGATCCGGATCTGAAGGCCGCCGTCGAGACTGCCGAGGCAACTTGGCAGGACCCTGCCAAACAGAAGCCCGCTCGCACCCGCGCGGACAGCAAGCAAGCGCTGGTCATTGGTCTGCTGCAGCGCCCTGAGGGTGCCACCATCGCGCAGATCATGGAGGCCACCGGCTGGCAACAGCACACGGTACGCGGCACCCTCGCGGGCACGCTCAAGAAGCGCCTGGGACTGACCATCAACTCCAGCAAGGAGGCCGGTGGTCAGCGGGTGTATCGCATAGCGGCCCAGACCGAATCAACCCTCACCGATGCGGAGGCCGCATGAACGCCCGGCTCAACTTCCAACGCATCGACGCGTTGGGGCAGCGCCTGGCTGACCAGGCGTTTTGCACCCTGATCAGCCTGTGCCCCGAAATCAAAACCGCCAGCCCGGCGCGCCAGGAGGCGGTATGTGCCGCGATGCGTGGCAAGGTGGCGCCGGCCATCGACAGCCTGCTCGAAGACGCCCGGCTAGCGCCCTGTTTGGCCGAGGCGGCGTTTCACAACGCCGTGCTCACCCTGGCCTTGGCGGGAGTGGAAGCCTTGCAGGCCACCGCCAAGCACCCCAAGTGCAGCACTTTAAAAACCAGAAAGGATCACCATGCCCAGTATGTCCATCACCATTGAACGCACACCCATGACCATCCAATGGGAGGGCCAGGAAATTCAGGTCGAA